CGCCATCCAGGGCATCGAAGGCCCGTCGAACAACTACCAGTTGCTCGGCTACCCGGTCGTGATCGACCAGGCGATGCCGGCGTGGGCGGCTGACGACGTGATCGGCGCAGCCTTCGGAGACTGGAAAGAGGCCTACATCGTCCGTCACGTCAAGGACGTCGTGGTCATCGTCAACCCGTACACGTCCGCGAACACCGGACACGTCGAGTACAACGCGTGGGCTCGCATGGACGGCAAGGTCCAGAACGCGAGCGCCTACGTCACCGGCGAAGGCACCTAGGTCATAGTTGTAATGCGGGAGGGCATTCCCCCAGTGCCCTCCCGTACTTACCCTCTGACGCATGGAAGAACGAAGAACGGGCCAGCACGTTGACTCCAATGTCGCGATGCAGATCGGCTCCCTGGCAACAAAGGTCGATCGTCTGTCCGATGACGTGTCCAGGCTGGACCTGAAGGTGGACACCATCGGTTCCAAGATCGACAAGAGTGAAGGCGTACTGGTCGTCGTGAGATGGCTGGGTGTTGGCGGCGTCACCATCGCGGTAGTCGCCCTGGCCCGCAGCTTCGGCGTCCACGTCTAGGAGGTACTGAACATGATCCTCGGACGACCGACGAACCTCTGGAACGGCCTCGTGGTGGCCGCTGTCTCGCTCGTATCCATCATTTCCATGCAGCTGATCCCGGACGTAGACGCCGAAGTTGTGGCGACGGTCGGCGCTGGCGTCTCGCTCTTCCTTGGCACCGTCATCGCCCTCGTGGCGAACAGTGCCCCGACCGTCAACGCCGGCGATACCGTCAAGATCCAGACGCCGGCGGGCGAGCCCAACCGGACCGTGACGGTCCAGTGACTGACACGCTGGTCCTGGTCCTGGCACTCGCTGCCATGATCTGCGGTGCCATCCTTGTCTTCCGTTCCCGCGGTAACGATCTGTCCGGCTGGGGCCTGATGGCCCTGGCCCTGATCACCGTCATCCCGCGACTCTGATGGCCTGGAAGCCTGCGTATGCAGCCGCTGCGGACCTTCGAACGTACCTGGACGTCCCGGCTCCAGGTGGGTCACCCACCACCGAGGAAGCGCGGATCACCACTAACATGGGACTCGCCCTGGAGGCCGCGTCGCGGTCCGTGGATCGCTACTGCGGGCGTCAGTTCGGCGTCGTGGGTGCGGCCGCTGCTCGTCTCTACACCGCCGAATGGAACTACGCCAAGACGGCCTGTGAAGCGATGATCGATGACGTGATGACGACGACGAGCATGGTCGTGGAAGACAATGACGCCGTGGTCGCGGCTGCGGACTACCAGCTTCTCCCGCTGAACGCCGCCGGCAACGGACGGCCCTGGACACACATCCGGTTCGGTTCCGGCTCCAGCATCGAGTTCGGGCAGATCGAGATAACGGCCCTGTGGGGCTGGACGGCCGTTCCCGATACCGTCAAGAACGCGACGCTCATGCAGGCGTCCCGGTACTTCAAGCGGAAGGACGCCCCGTTCGGGGTCCTCGGGGCCCCGGAGTTCGGATCAGAAGCCGGGGCTAATGCGGCTCGCCTCATGGCCCGTATCGATCCTGACGTCGCGGTCATGCTCAACGACTACCGGCGACGGTGGGCCGTCCTGTGACGACGACGCTGGACATCGCCTCCGTCATGGACACCCTGGCTGTCACACCGTCAGGGATCCCGAAGGCGTACGCCTACCCGCCCGACGCCATCGTCACGCCCTGCGTGGTCGTGGGCTACCCGACCGAGATCGAGTACCACCAGACCTTCGGCGTCGGGAATGCGAAGGCGACATTCCCTGTCTGGGTGATCACCGGGAAGACCATGGAGAAGGCGTCCCGTGACAAGCTGTCGGCCGCTGGCGAGGCCTTGCGCGTCGCCCTGGACGGTCTGAGCCTTGTCATCAAGGCGGCGAAGGGTAACGTGGACGTGGTGACCGTCGGCACCGTCAACTATCTGGCGCTCCGCATTGACTGTGAGGTACATACCTAATGGCTTTCGTCCATGGCAAGAGCGCCGCTGCCCTGCTTGACGGTTTCGATATCAGTGCGTATGTCCGCTCCGGTGACTTCAGCGCGGAGATCGACACCGCGGAGACGTCTACCTGGAGCAGTTCTTGGAAGTCGTACATCGCGGGGAACATGAAAGCGTCCGTGTCCCTGGACGGCCTGTTCGATACCGCGATGGCTCCGAACTTCACCGGACAGATCGGTGACACCCCCGGAGGACTCCTGACGTTCGGGCCCGGTGGGCTGGCGCTTGGGGCCCCGTGCCGGCTGCTCCAGGTCATCGAGTCGAGCTACGGCGAGACGGCCAGCATCGGTGACGTGGTGGGCTTCACCTACGAAGCGACCACGAACACCGTGCTCGGTATCGGGCACGTCATCGGGGCGAGCGCAGCCGTGACTGCCGATCAGAACGGGACGTCGGTCGACCTGACCGCTTCGTCTGCGACAGGCGCTATCGCCTTCCTCCATGTGACGTCCGTCAGTGCGTCAGACTCCATCGTCGTGTCCATCGAGGACTCGTCCACCGGATCGTCCGGGTGGGCGACGATCGGCACCTTCGCCAGCAAGAGCGCCGCGGGTGCAGAGCGCATCGTCATCGCGGGAACCGTCAAGCGCTACGTCCGGGTCGTTGATGACGTCACCGGAACGGGCGTGTCCATCGTACGTGCCGTGGCCCTGGCCCGGACTTAGGAGGTAGGATCATGGCTTTCGTCCACGGCAGACTCGGTGAGTTCACGTATAACAGCGTTGTGCTCTCGACGTTCTGCGACAACCTGGAGATCGGCATCGACGTCGATACCGCAGAGGTCACGACGTTCGGTGACGCCTGGAAGGAGTTCATCGCAGGACTCGCCGGTGCCACCATCACCATCAGTGGCTCGTGGGATCCCACCACGACAAGCGGGCCCGCTTCAGCGATCACGTCCACTCTGGGCACCGCCCCGAAGACGTTCATCGCGGAGCCGGGTGGCGCAGCCGTCACGCAGCATCGCACGGGCTCCTGCATCTGCACGAGCTACAGCGAGACTGCCAGCGTTTCCGATAGGGTCACCTTCTCGGCAGATTTCCTTGTGACAGGTGCTGTCACCTTCGAGTCGTGAGCCTTCCGGTTCCCCCGCTGGCGACTGACGTGTCAGACGTCGGCGGGGAGTCGGTCCCGATCACGAGCCTGACCCGCGATGACGTGGCACGGCTCGCCAATATGGGCGACGACGGCACGGAGGCCGCTGAAGCCTTCCTCATCAGCAAGGGCACCGGCCTGACCGTGGACGAAGCCATCGCATGGCGCAAGCAGGTGTCCGCACCCGTCGCCGGGAAGCTCCTGGAGGACATCGCGGTCCTGTCGGGCATCCGACCGGCTCGGGATGAGGACGGGAAGATCGTCAGGGACAGCAAGGGAAACCGATAACCCTCCAGACGCAGTACGAGCGTCTGTTCATGGAGGGACTCATCGATCACTTCGATTTCACGCTCGCGGAGCTACTGGGAAAGACCATCGCAGAACTCGGGCAGATGCCCGCCAACGAGTACGCAGCATGGCGGGCTAGGTCCGTCTATCTGAAAGCCATGAAGGACTTGAAGCGTGCCTGATGTCAAGGTCCGGATCAAAGGTCTGCCGGAGCTTCGACGTGCCTTCCTCCAGGTCGAGGGCGGCGAGAAGGGCGCGCTGAAGTCTGCTTTCCTGCCTATCGCGGGTCGGATCGCGGGTTCCGTCTCGGGCAAGGTGCCGAAGCTGACGGGTCTGGCGGCTGCCAGCGTCAAGGCAAGGGCGACGGACCGCGGAGCGTCCATCGCGGTCGGGGGGCAGGCCGTGCCGTACTACCCGTGGCTTGACTTCGGCGGTTCGGTCGGTCGCGGTGACCGTATCAAGCGTCCGTACCTCCCAGAAGGCCGGTACCTCTACCCGACGATCCGCGCGGCTCGTCCGGAGATCGAAGACGCGGCGGGCGATGCCATCCTCGGGCTTGCGAAGCGGGCCGGTTTCGAAGTGAAGGGCGGCTGACGTGGCACGCCAGATCATCGTTGACATCCTGGGAGATGCCAGCAAGTTCAACAGCGCCACGAAGAGCGCGACCACGAGCGCCGGCAAGTTCGGCAACGTCCTCCAGGGCATCGGTCAGGGCATCGGGATCTCCAGCTTCAAGAGCATCGCCGGAGTCGCCGAGATGGCGTCGTCGGCGATCGTTGACTTCGTTGGCGACAGCATCCAGGCAGCGTCGAACCTGAATGAAGAGATCAGCAAGACCGGTGTCGTCTTCGGCAAGAACGCGGGTGCTATCGAGGACTGGGCCGCGACCGCTGCCAAGGAGTTCGGTCAGAGCAAGCGGGCAGCCCTGGAGGTCGCGGGCACCTTCGCAGGACTGTTCCAGACGGTCGGCCTGTCCCTGGATGATGCGACCGACAAGTCCATTC